TGGAACACTAGCAACCAGATTTCATCCCCTCTATCCCCATTGTGCCGCCCGCCCTGGTGTGGTATAATGGGGGTTCTTAGTGGCAGGCAGTAGTGCTGAACGCCCAATGCTCAAGGGACATTAATCGGGAGCGCCACCCGGAACCGTAGAATCGGACACTCTAGGCGAAATCCGGGGATGAGCACCGGCAGCACCACTACCTGCCATTATACGACCCCTATTAACAGGAGATTACAATGGAAACTACGCAGGCCCCCACGAAGACGACGATTCGCCCGAATATCAAGAATATGATCAAGACCTCCGGCGGCAGCTTCCACAAGGACGACACCATCGGCAATGCTCTCGACGGCCTGACGCTCGAGCAGGTGAAACATATCGCCACCGAAACCGGCATCGACGTCGGCAAGTACGCGCACCTGAACAACGGTCAGCAGCGCATGACAATCGGCGGTATACTTCGCAAGCTGGTCAAGGTGCCGGAAGTTGCCGAAGGCGTCGAGGCGACCGACAAGCAGAAGGAAGCCCTCGAGACCGCCACGGCGGTGCTGTCGCAGATCAACACGCTGGCCAGCGATTTCCGCGACGCCAACAAAGCCGCAGCCGACGCCGCCGCTGCCGAAAAGGAAGCGGCCAAAGCCGAAAAGGAAGCGGCCAAAGCCGAGAAGGATGCCGCCAAGGCTGCCAAGCTCGTGAAGGTCGAGAAGACGCCGGACATTGGCGACGAAACCGAGTCCGAAGGCGGCACCCTGGACTGATCCCCCGGCTGGCGACCGTCATAGCGCCAACTCCTCCCCCGTTTGCCGGTATCGTATAACCGGCCCTTCTTTTGGGGAAAAGAATGAAAGCGTCAGTAGAAAACGGGAAGATAGTATTCCGTCTTCCGTTCTTTGAGAATCACATTGCGAAATCGGCGGGAGCCCGCTGGAACGCAACAAACAAAGTATGGATAGCGCCACTCAACGAGATGGTGGCGTCCCATGTGGTAAATTGTCTGCCTCCAGGGCAGGTGTCGGCTGAAATCCACAGCCTGTGCAGTCCCCCTCCATCCATTCCCCCGTTATCCTGTGACCCTTCCTCAGTTTTGAAGGGAGTAACGCTCCTGCCTAGGCAACTGGAAGGGATCAGGAAATCTTGGTCCATGCCGGGGTTCGCTTTCTTTTGGGTGATGGGAGCGGGGAAAACCCTGTCGGCCATATCCCTAGCCGGGCTTAGGAACAAATACGGGTTGGTGCAGAGGCTCCTCGTCATATGTCCCACTTCGATCAAGGGGGTGTGGGCCAAAGAATTCGCCCCGTACGCCGATTTCCCTCACACCCTGCACGTGCACGAGTCGGGGAAACCGATCCCCAAGGGTTTCAGCAGCGCACCTTTTCCGGTGCTGGTGGTCGGAGTCGAGGCCATGTCGGTGAAAAGTGGGTCGGAAGTGTGCAGGGGTTTCTTGTCTGCAGGCTCGTCCATGGCGATCCTGGACGAGAGTAGCCGCATAAAACACCATAACACTGCAAGAACCCAAAACATCCTGGACCTGTATCAGTTCGCAGAGTACAGGCTCATCCTGACCGGGACTAGTGTCACCCAGGGACTCCAGGACCTGTACACCCAGATGCAGTTCGTCGACCCCAGGGCCATCGGGGAAATATCCTATTACTCGTTCAAGAACAAGTACTGTGTGATGGGGGGATACAAAGACAAAAGCATCATCGGATACACGAAAACGGACGTTCTGCTGAGGAAAGTGCGCCGGTTCTGCGACGTCGTTCGCAAATCCGACATGAAAGACCTGCCTGCCAAATCGTATCAGGTGCGAGAAGTGTCGGCCAGCAGACAGCAGAAGGAAATCTGCAAGGAACTGAAGAAGAATCTCAAGCTGATCATAGACGACAAAGAGACCAGCGTGAAAAACGTTTTAGAGGCCATGTTGAGGATGCAGCAGGTAGCCGGGGGATTTGACGGGGAGGGAAACCCACTGGCCCAGAATCCGAAAATGGCAGAATTGATAGATTTGTTGGAAGACTTTGATGGGAAAGCCGTGATATGGTCCAGGTTCCTGCCCGAGATTTTCGCTATAAGGACGTCTTTAGAGAAGGCGTACCCCGGATCGACGATGGTGATGACTGGCGGCACCCCGCACGAATCCCGGCAGCAAATGGTGGACGAATTTCAGAACAGCGATCGCCTGCGGTTCTTCATCTCCAACCATGCCGTAGGGGGTGCCGGGATAACCCTTACATCGGCCACCATGGCTGTGTATTACAGCAACACTTTCAATCTCGAGGATCGCCTCCAGTCAGAGGACAGAATACACCGGATAGGGCAGACCCAGCCCTGCCTGTACGTCGATCTAATATGCGATCTGCTCGTCGACAAGACCCTCACCGCAGCCATATCCAGAAAAACGTCCCTGGCGAATTTCGTGTCCTATTCCCTGTCCCAGGGCGATTCAATAGATTCCTTGTTGTGATTGGTACTATGCAGACACGCCAGGACGTGGTATACTATAGGTTCTGACATGACGAGGAGAACGAGATGAACGCAGATAACAGGCTATTGGTGTTGGCCGCACGGATGAAGGCGATCCAGGGCAGGATGGAAGAGATGGACGTCGAATGGAAGACTCTGACCAAGGAGCTTGATGAGATTCGGCTGAAGGCGATCCCGGACTTGATGTCTGAGGAAGGCATCCGGACCGTCACGTTCGACGGCATCGGCAGGGTCCAGCTGGCTTCGGACCTTCATGTTAGCATCGTTGGCAACAAGGAGGAAACGTATGATTGGATGAAAGAGAACGGTTATGACGGTGTTGTTGTCGAATACGTCCACCCGTCCCCCCTCAAGGCCTTGATCAAGGAAGGCCTGAAGGCGGGTCGGGAATTCCCGGACGACAAGTTCAAAGTCAGCCCGTTCATGCGGGCGTCAATAGTGAAAAGGTGATCAGATGAAAAACGAACAGAAGAACGGAACCAGCGTAGTGGCTCCTGTCCAGGGTGTGCAGGAAGATCGGCCCGATTGGCTGAAGAAGGGTTCTGCCGGATCGGAGGATGTCGGCGTCAAGGACATGATCCTTCCCCGGATCGACGTTCTGCAGGCTCTGTCCCCCCAGATCAAGAAATCGGACCCGGCCTACATCCAGGGCGCTGAGCAGGGCATCCTTTACAACACGGTCACTGGCGAACTGTACGGATCGTCGGTCGAATTCGTGCCGGTGATGTTCCGCAAGGAGTTCATCCTTTGGAAGATGCGCAAGGCCGGTGGCGGGTTCTTCGGCGCGTTCAAGACCGAGGCAGAAGCCAACGCCGCTCACTGCGCCGTTACCGACCCTTCCTCTTACGAGGTCGTCGAGTCCCACCAGCATTTCGTGATCCTCCTGACCAGCACCGGGCACCGGCAAGCCGTGTTCTCGATGACCAAGAGCAAGCTGAAGGCATCTCGCACCCTGAACACCATGGTCCAGATGGCGGGGGTCGACCGATTTGCTCGGGCTTACCGGGCGTCGGCCATCGAGGCCAAGTCGGAGAAGGGCGAATTCTGGAACATCAGGATTTTGCCGATTGGGTACGTGTCCCAAGAGCTCTACAAGATGGGCGGCGACCTATACAAGCTGATCAAGGAAGGTCTTGCCGACGTCGACCGCGATTTCGTCGAGCCTGACGCCGGTGGGGTTGCTGGCGGATCGGCGGAGCTCTAGCCATGCCGTACGACAACACCAACAAGGGTGCCCTGTTCAAGAACGACAGGAAGGAGTCGCCCAATCACCCTGACTACAAGGGTACGATCAACGTCGAGGGCACCGAGTATTGGGCATCGGGGTGGATCAAGGTGGCAGGCTCCAACGCCAGGAATCCGGGGTCGAAGTTCCTGTCGGTGTCGTTGACTGCCAAGGACGGGAGCGGCCCGCAGCCTAGGGCAATGCAGCCCAGTACTCTGGACGACGACGACATTCCGTTCTAGTATCATCGGGGCAGGCAGAGATGTCTGCCCCATTCTTATGGGGGTAAGATGAGACTTGACAACTGCCCGTATATCGGGTTCGACACCGAGACTACCGGGCTGCAATACAAGGTAGATAAGGCGTTCGGGTTTAGTATAGCCTTGCCGGACGGCACCACCGAGTATCACGATATCAGGAGGGAACCGGGGGCAATAGACTGGTTTAATGATGAGATGAGCCGGTTCAATGGGAAAGTGGTGTGCTTCAACGCCAGTTTTGATTACCGCATGTCTGAGTCGTCCGGGCTGTACGTGCCGTTATCAAAGCTAGACGACGTGGCGGTCAGAGCCTGCCTGATAAACGAGCACGAGATGTCGTACTCCCTGGACCATCTGTCCGAGAAGTACCTGAAAGAGGGCAAGGAGGACATCTACCAGGAGTTGGCTAAGCTTTTCGGGGGCAGGCCGACCCGGCAGGCTCAGATGCCGAACCTGCACCTGGCACCGGTAAGCCTCGTGTCCCCGTACGCCAGAAAGGACCCTCTTCTTACCTTGAGGCTGTACGAGTGGCAGGAAGAAGAGATCGAGAAGCAGGGGATACGGAAGATAGTCGATTTCGAGAGAAAGGCCATGGTCCCCCTTATCAAGGCGGAGGGGATGGGGATAAGGGTGGATGCCAAGAAGGCCGAAAGGGCCATGGCAGCACTGACCCTGGAGATAGTAAAATCCCAGAATGAGCTGAATCACCTCGTCGGCAAAGAGGTCAATGTCAACAGCACGAAGCAGATACGGGAGATATTCAAACCCACGAAGCAAAATGACCTGTATTGGGTGACCGACAGGGGGTATACGTTGCCTAGCACCCCGTCAGGGGGTCCATCTATAGACTCCCCGACCCTCAAGACGATGGAAAATGACAGGAGAGCGGTTCTCATATCGTCAGTACGGTCGATGATCAAGACCCGCGACACATTTCTGGGCGGGCACGTGCTGGGGCACATGGTAGGGGATCGGATATACCCCAGAATAAACCAGAACAAGGGGGAAGACGGGGGCACCGGTTCTGGCAGGCTGTCGTACGTTGACCCGGCCCTCCAGCAGATTCCGGCCAGAAACAAGGTGGTGGCGGCGATAGTGAAGCCGGTGTTTCTGCCCGAGGAAGGATGCAAGTGGGCGTCGCTGGACCAGCACAGCTTCGAGGTCAGGACGTTCGCCCATTTGGTCAACAACCCTGGCATTATAAAGGCATATCACGAGAACGAGAGGCTCGATCTGCATGAGTATGTGGCAAGGCTGACCGGACTGCCGAGGAACGCCACGTACAGCGGGCAAGCCAACGCCAAGCAGTTAAATCTGTCTATGATCTTTAACAGTGGCAACGGGGCCATAGCCGACAAGATGGGGATGGATTGGGAGTGGGCCAGCTTCGATGACGTCAGGGGGGCCAAGGTCACTTACAAAAAGGCTGGTCCCGAAGCCGAAAAGGTAATCGAAGAATATCACCGCAGGCTGCCGGGGGTCAAGGAACTGGCAAAAAAGGCCAAAGTGATCGCGGAGTCATATGGGTACGTTCAAACCCATCATGGCAGGAGGCTGAGATTTCCTAGGAAGTTCAAGACATACAAGGCGTCTGGTCTAGCCATCCAGGCGACGTCAGCTGATATAAATAAAGAAATGTGGCTGGCCATGGACGACGAATACAGGGAGCACGGCAATCGTCTGATCATGAATACCCACGATTCGTACGAAGTCAACGTGCCGGAGGGATGCGACGCGGAGAAAATGACCGAAAGGATACAGGATAGTATAAGGACCAGGGTTCCGTGGTTTAGGGTCCCCCTGGTGTTGGACCTTAAGGGGGTGGGGAACAATTACTGGGGAAAGGAATGACCATGAAGGTACTGATAGCGTGTGAGTTTAGCGGCAGGGTTAGAGATGCGTTCATTGCTCTTGGACACGATGCTATGAGTTGCGACTTGCTCCCAACGGAGGTTAAGGGGCCGCATCATGAGGGACACGTTGAGGATGTGATCGACGAAGGGTGGGATTTGATGATTGCACACCCGCCTTGCACATACCTAAGCCGGGCTGGCTGGAGTTGGGTAAATAAGCCCGATAGTGCCCTCGGCGTGATGCCACTAAAAGGTGAGCCAAGACGACTGGCTGCATTTGAGGCCGCACGTTTTTTCTATCAGTTAATCAATGCGCCTATTCCGCGCATAGCTGTAGAGAATCCTCGACCAATCGTTCATGTTGGACTGCCCAAAGCAACACAATCCATCCAGCCCTGGCAATTCGGACACGGGGAAAAGAAAGAGACTTGTCTATGGTTAAAAGGTCTGCCCAAGCTCGTTCCGACTAACGTTGTTAATGGTCGCGAGGCAATAGTGCATCGTATGCCTCCTGGCCCCGATAGATGGAAGAATAGAAGCAGAACCTATTTGGGCATAGCGCAGGCAATGGCTGAGCAGTGGGGCAAAGAATGATCATAGACACCGATGCACTGAAGCCAATACCAGGGGAGTCGCTACCCGACGCCGTGCATAGGGCGGCGTTGTATTACATTTCCCAAGGCATCCCGGTCCTGCCCCTGGAGCCTGGAAGCAAGAGGCTGCCAGAAATCGGGGGAATAAACTACTCATCGGCCACCACTAAGGCAGCCACAGTGGACAGATGGTTTGGAATCGACGGGAAGTACAGGGGATTCAATCTCGGAATGGGCTGCGGTGCTGGCAAGGTGATGGCCCTGGACATTGACGCGAAGCCTGTAAAAGGAACCACCGGAATAAAGGAGCTGAAGAAGATTCTGGATAAGGAAGGCCCGATGCCCGATGGCCCGATTCAGATCACCCCGTCCGGGGGATTCCATCACATATTCCTGTGGCAGGAAAACGCGGCATCAAGCTCCTCCAAGGTGGCCAATGGAATCGACACGAGGGGAGGAGTCGTCGACAGGTGTACTGGTCACATCGTGGTATTCCCGTCAATAGTCGACGGAAAGAGGTACGAATGGGCGCAGGGCGGCGAAATACCCCCGATGCCGGAATGGCTGGTGCAGAAGTTGGGGGCACCCTGGAAGGAGCCCGGAACAAAGGCTGTCCCTAAGAAAAGTGTGTCATTCGGTCAGGTTGAAAGGATGATGGTCGCGATCGACCCGGACTCCCTGTCGTACGATGATTGGGTTAAGGTCGGCATGGGGCTGAAATCGTGCCTGGGCGACGACGGGTTCCAAGTGTGGGACGAATGGAGCAGTAACGGGGAGCGCAGGAAAGAGGGCGAATGCTCCGCCCGGTGGAAGTCGTTTGATGAAGAAGGATTGGTTGGATTCGGCACCCTATTGTTCCTCGCCAAGGACGCCGGGTGGAGGCCGATAGAGGGAGACGTTGTGTCGGGCGAAAACGATTCGGCGATCGAGGAGAGGGTCCTCGAGATGAACAAGAAATACGCCCTGGTGAGGATGGGTAAGACCCTGGTGATGGCTACCTTCGAAAACAACCACGAGGGCAAGAAGGTGGATTTTTTGTCCATGCAGTCCTTCCGGGACATCGCCGCCCCTGAAAAGGTGTTCGTCACGACGGGCAGGGGTGTTGTAGAGAAGCCCATGTCCGACATCTGGATGGCGTCCCCGGCCAGAAGAGCATACAACGGTGCCGGAATCTACCCGCAGAACGATCAGCCGGACAACGTGTTGAATATCTGGGATGGGTGGGCAGTGGAGCCCGACCCGAACGCCACCTGCGAATTTTACCTGTTCCACATGAGGGACATCATTTGCAACGGAGACATGTCAATTTATGCTTGGATTCTCGACTGGATGGCAGACTGCGTGCAGCACTCCAGAGAGATAAAGGGTTGCTGTATAGTCCTTCGGGGGATAGAGGGTTGCGGGAAAGGGGTGTTCGCCGACACATTCGGGAGGTTATTCGGAAGCCATTATTCGCACCTTATAGACTCCACCAGACTGACCGACAAGTTTAACAGCTACCTGTCGGATTCGATAGTGATCTACGCTGACGAGGTTCTGTGGCCCGGCGACAGGAAGTCCGCCAACATCTTGAAGGGGAGGATAACCGAGACAAGAATACACAGGGAGTCCAAGGGTGTCGACGCCGTGGAAGTGGACAATCTGGCCAGGGTGATAATCGCTTCTAACGAAGATTGGATAGTCCCTGCTGGGCCGCAAAGCAGAAGATGGCTGGTGTTGAACGTGAACGGCAGCAAGGCCGGGAATCGGGATTATTTCAACAGACTCATGTACGAAATGAACAACGGTGGCAGGGGCGCTCTGCTCCATCTGCTGCAGAACAGAGAGATTACATCCGATCTGCGGGTGGCTCCCAAGACGGAAGCGTTACTGGAGCAAAGAAGGATGTCCAGCAGTCACGATAGCGTTATGCACTGGCTGTACGAGGCGACGCTTAAGGGATCGTTTGACACGGTGGACGTCGACGCGTCTGTGGGTGACGACACCCGGTGGCCCAAGAAAGTCCGGATGTACGAGTTGTATGCCGAATACAGGGAGTGGGCCAAAGAAAACAGGATATCGTCATATGACACCCTGAATCTGGCGGTGTTCTCGGACAGGATAAAGAGGTATGGGTTCGTGACAGAAGGAAAGGAAGTCACGGTGCCGGGTGTCGGGTACCTGGAAGCGATGATAGTAACGGCGCAGGGCACGTATTGACCTTGTGGACAGGCAGCGGGTGTGGTATAATGGAGATTGGGGATGGTCCCTGATATGGAGAACGAAATGACACGTATTGATGTATTAGTGGATTTGCAGTTTGGCAGTACCGGGAAGGGGGCGTTAGCCGGGTACCTGTCGGCAAAGATCAATTACGAAGTGGCCGTGTCGGCCAATATGCCCAACGCCGGTCATACGGCGTACGACGCGAAGGGCAATGTGTTCATTCACAAGGTGTTGCCCAGCGGGGTGTTCAGCAAGAATCTCCGGGCGATTGCCATCGGCCCCGGATCGGTTTTCTCGATCAGCAGGCTAGCTGAAGAGTGGCAGTATCTGAAGGAGCACATTTCCACCGCTCCCCGCCTCATCATTCATGAGGCCGCAGGCATCCTGTCCCCGAGTCACAAGGAGTTGGAGCAGAAGACCCTTGGCCGGATCGCCAGCACCATGCAGGGGTCTGGCGCGGCACTGTGCGACAAGATCATGAGGAATCCAGGGGTGATTGCCGCCGACAGGGAGTTCGAAATTCAATCTGCTGTCCCCGACGCGGAAATTGTGAATCAGTGGCAGTGGCTTCAGTCGATCAGGTCGGCAGGAGATGCTTTGGTGGAAGGGAGCCAGGGGTACTCTCTGGGAATCTCCAGCGGTTTCTACCCGCACTGCACCAGCCGGGACTGCACCCCGGCACGGGTGATGGCCGATGTTTCCTTGCCACTGTCGTGGATGAGGGACGTGTATGGTTCCTGTCGGGTGCACCCGATCCGCGTTGGAAACATCGCGGAGGGCAGCAGCGGGGGGTGGTACAAGGATCAAAGGGAGATTACCTTCCAGTCCTTGGGAGTCGTCCCGGAGAGGACCACCGTCACCGGGAGGGAGAGAAGGATAGCGTCCTTTTCCCGGCATCAGATCGAGGAAGCCCTGATGATGTCCAGCCCTCGCAGGATATTCCTCAATTTTGCCCAGTACAATTACACCGACACTTGGGCGGCCAAGGAAATCATCCAGGACGTTTGTATCAAGACGTTTGGACGACCCCTCCCCATCATGATGGGCTACGGCCCGTACCCATCGGACATCACGGAAGGCCAGTAATGAACAACGATCCGCTTTCCCCGATGACCAATTCTGTGGTCGAGTGGGTGTCCGGAATTCTTCCCGATAGGCACCCGATGAGCACGACCATCAAGATGGTTGAAGAAGTGTCCGAGTTGATGGACGCGATCTTCACGGGAGGCGGGAACGTTGGCGAGGAATGCGCCGATGTTTTGATACTTCTCCTGGACGTGGCCCACCTGAAGGGGATCGACCTGTCCAGGGAATTCGAAGCCAAAATGTCGGTTAACAGAAACAGAAGATGGGTTGAAAGAAACGGAGCTCTGAAACATGATAACCCCAATTGAAAAGATGTTGGACCTGCAGTACGTTCAACGGTGGACGACAGTAGGGACGACCAGAGGGAGTAATGTGGCTACCCACTCCTTCAACGTGGCCGTCATAGCGATGGCCATCTACAGGGAAATCTACAACAAGGTCGGCTACACCGAGAGGGATGTTTGCTACTACGCCATCATCCACGATTACTTGGAGGCGTACTCCGGCGACATCTCCACCCCGGTGAAGGAAGCCATGAGGGAGTCTGGGTTCTGCCCCGACAGGTTTGACTACGGAGCTCCCCGCGAGATGCTGCCGGAAGGGGGGATGCCGCAGGCCATAGTCAAGATGGCCGACTTGATCGACAACTGGAATTTCATCAGGGAGCATTATGATGGGGTAAGGGGAATGAAGGCAGTGAGCTTCGCCAGCAAAAATCTTCAAGAGGCGATAAAGGAATCTTGCGAAGACCTGCAGAAGGCCACTAAGAAGGTAATCGACAGAATATTACAGAGACCATTCGATGACCCCGAGAAAAGAAGAAAAGCTAAGGAACACGCTGAAGAGGCTGTTCGAATCAGGGAAGAATTTACCGATCTCCCTGAGTTGGGTCGAGAGCCCTGACACGTCTCCCGGCATCCCGGACCTATCTTACTGTCACAACGGGGTGGAAGGGTGGATCGAGCTGAAATGCGGCCCTAGGGTGGAGGTAAAAGCCACCCAGGTGAATTGGTTCGAGGACAGGATAAAGGCAGGCGGCCTGCCCTTGTTCTTGGCCCAATGGGGGACGGATTACATGGTGGTGCCGGGGTCGGCGGCTGGCATACTCCGGAGGAGCCCAGGAGAAGAAACATGGAGGGGGCTCGCAACGACGATATGGCACGGGGGAATAATCCTCCACAATCTTTTGCGCGTGATGGTTTATCCAGGAGAGGAATATGAAGATCTTAGCAAAGGTATCGAAGGAACGGGAATCGGAATACGGAAATTTCAAGGACAACGCGTACGTGGCCCAGGAGATGAAAACGCTGGCCCGGAACCCCAGATTCTCGAGAGTCCAACAGGAGGCCCTGGACCAGATTCTTTCGAAGGTTTCGAGGCTGGCGTGCGGCAACCCGAATCACCTGGATAGCTGGCTTGACATCTCGAACTTTGCCAGACTGGCGTATATTCATACGAAGAAAGGTCGATGACATGAAAGTGACCAGGACTTCCCCATTCTCAGGGGAGAAGCATACGTTGGAGATTGACGTTGACCCTGAGGTTTGGGGGAAAAACAGACCAGGGAAGCTTGTACCGCTCGACGCCCTTGACCACCTGTCCGAAGGTGAGCGCCGGTTCCTGATCGACGGCATCACCCCAGAAGAGTGGGAGGAACTATTTGAGGAAGAAGCTCACTATTTGTACGACCGGGAGGCGACCAGGGCATTCTGGATTTGCTACTCGGTCATTCTGGCGGCGGCGATTGCATTCTGCTACATAGTGTTTTGGGGGTAGATCATGAGCGACATACTACTTGGACCTGGCGACGAATCGACTTGGGGAAGATGCACCGGTCACCCCCACGACCCCAGGACGGAGACTGAGGAAGACTTCTGGGACGTTTGCATCGATGACGACGTGTTCGACAACGATGAAGACCTGCACGAAGACGAGGAAGGCGATGACCCCCTGGAGAACTGATCATGCATTGCACAGCAGCAGAGAGCCCCAAGGCCCGAAAGCCCCATAGATGTACTAGCTGTGGGGAGAAAATACTGACAGGTGAAAGGTATGTCAGGTGGAGAAGCTTTGACGGCGAAGCAGCCTTCACGAACAAAATGCACCAGGAGTGCTATGATATGCACAACTACGAAGGGGGAAGTTGGTTATACGACTTATTTTCGTACGACAGACCGATCCCAGGAGCATAAAATGATCCCCTGGAAGCCTAAAATCTGGAGAGTCAACGGGGTGTGGTTCTGTAGCTATTACCGGAACAGCCCTCCACTGCCACTACCGGAAACACCCCCATGAAGGCGTATGATTCCTGGAAATGGAAAGAATACCAGCGATACCCACCGTTAGGAGCAGCGCCATGGCCTACCTGTACGATACGATCCCCATCAAGACCCGATTGAAGATGCTCGCAGCCAGGACCGCCCGCCTGTGGCTGCTACCCCTGGAGGCTCTACTTCAGGTGGTCTTTGGTCCAGACAAATAGGGACCACAGGCCGGCTGCTCCTGCGGCGAGGGCGGCGAAGATCGCCCCCAGGAGCTTGCTGGCTCTCCACAGGGTAACCAGCTCTTTTAGGGCTGGCCCTATCTCCCTGGACTCGATGATGTGTTCCTTGATGGTGTCCCGAAGGTCGAGCAGAATGTCGTCCTGTCGATTCAGCTGATCCTGAAGGGCCACGTATTGGTTGCTTTCGGTGCCGCGCCGCTCTGTTCCGTCCCAGGACATGATTATTCCTCACGAGTTGTATGCCTTGATGATGGCGAAGTTTAAGTACACATAGTCGCTAATAGAGCCACCTGATATGTTGCGCAGAGCAATAGAGCATTGACCAGTGTTGGTATACTCCACTTGGGTCAGGTACGACCCCATACCGGCACCGTTTCCATTTTGTATGGTTAAGGCCACCACGTCAGTGGACTCTATGTAGGTATTATACAGGGTAAAGGATACGGTAGTGGAGTCCGACAAAGTCGAATTTTGCATGACTATGGTACCGCACTTCGTATCCAAAGTGACGCTGGTTGACTTGTCTACTGACTGATAGACTATGCCCCCAGCCCCCTCCGTGGAGAGGTACCCAAGCACAGGGTAGCCCCACTCAACGTTGTAGTCTGTCCCGTCGATCTTCCTGAGGACGGTCCCAGCTGAACCCCCAGCCGGAATGCCGGTGACGGATGAGACTGCCGACACCACCCTCTTCCAGAACAGATACATCCAGTCATCAAACTTGCCGTCTGTCTTGGGCGGGGGCGGAGAGACTACAACAGCCATCATTGCCTCCCGGAAGTGAACCCAGCTACCCCTGGTGCCGCGTAAGTTCCGCCCACGTTGAGCAGGTCGGCCAGGGGGCGGGCGAAGTCAGGACGGCTGGTAACCGATTTCACCAACTGTTTTTGAATCCAGGGAGTGTATAGTGCCGAGGCCCCAATCAGGGAAAGAGGAATAGCGGGCGACGCCATGCCGCTTGCCAGTGCCCCGGCAGACATGGCTAGACGTCCGGCAGTGCCGCTGTCGTTGTAATGGGACGACATGATTGACTTGGCGGGCCCCGACAGCCCCTGGAGAAATGCGCCCCCTTCGCTGAATGCCCTTTTGTCCTTCGATATGTCCCCGGCCTTGACGGCGGAGTGGAACTGACTGGGGGTAAAGATTCCCTCCGGAGAAGCCACCGACGACGCCGCCCGATCGACAGTTTTCAAGATTCGGTAGGCGGTGTTGATTTTGGAGAACTCGTTGGCGTATTGAGGGTTGGTTCTCTCCAACAAATCTCGCAGCTCAGCATGAAACGCCCTCAGGGCCTCCCCCGCGTCTCTCTCGTATTTGGACGACGATTTGGCGAAGCTGGCGGCGTGATCCCTGACGGCGGACATAGCGTCCTGCAAGTCGGTCCCGATCAACCTGCCTGCCGGGTCCATCCTGTGACCGATTTCCCGGTCAATGATGTGGTTGATTGCGTCCTGCTCCTGCTGGGGCATCTGGGCAATGTGGTTCCTCAGCAGATTGATGTTGGAATAGAACTGCGTGTCGTTGAGGTCGGCGTGCAGATGAGGGACCAGATCGTCGTACGCCTTTTGGGCTGTGGTTCTCAGCTGAACAATTCCGTCGTGACCGGGACCGATGGCTTTGCTGGGCAGACCGGCCAGGGGGCCGACCATGCCGAGGGCCTTATTAAGAACGGAAACATTCAGATCGGATTCCCCGCGCTTCTGGGCAGCAGTAATGGCATCACCCAGGCCGAAGAAGCTTCTGGCCTTATCTTCCACTCGGGCAGCCATCCCGCCCAGGGCTTGGCCGGGGGTCAGCCTTACGCCAGCATCGATGAGCTTTCTGACGGAATCGTTCATGGAAGCGTTCGGGCTGATCACCCTTCCTACAGCAGACACCGCCGGGGGGAGTACGCCGCCCACTGCTGCCCCCATAGCCACCTGTTCCCCCTTCTTCTCCCAGAAGCTTTGCTGGTCTTCGCCGGAGGTAACGGGGGCTGTGGCCCCGCTGATGGCACCGGTTGCCGCTCCGCTGGCCATTTTCCCGGCCATCGTAGGAGCGCCGATTACTCTGCCAGCCATTCCCAGGGCAAGGTTGGCCGGGCTGAGCACCTCTCCAGCCAGCTGAGCCGCGTCGAACCCCGACCGTCCAGCCCCCGCTCGCGCCGATTGATATTCAGCCTCTTTGGCGGCAATGGCAGGGTCAATCTTGTCTCCCAGCCCCATGGCGTGCGCCCCGAGTTGGACCGCCCCGACAACCGGGTTGGCCATGCCTTGCATGACCCCGCCTATGGCAGAGCCTCTCAGGTTGCCCCCGGCACCGAAGGTGTCTCTGATCCAGTTGCCAGCCTTCTCGACCAGTCCAGGCTCTTCCAACTGGTACCGGGACTCCTGCGGAGCATCTTCTTCAAGCACGTATCTTCTCATGGTCTACTCCTTGGGGATGGGGGGAGGGATTTTGCCCTTGGGTATGGGATTGCGGTATGCCCTCAAATCGTCGCGACCTATGTTGGATCCCACCGGCTTCAACGTAATGCCTATGTCCTTCAGTGGAATATTGACGTCAGTCAGGTACTTGGCCAACTCGTCGTAGGGGGTGGAGTACGACAGGGGGTCAATGTTACCGACCGATAGTGGGCTGCTGCCCTCGAACTGACCCCCATACGTTTTGTTGGACAGAGTAGCGTATTTGTAGGGATACAACCCTGGTGAGTTTGGCTGTTGGACGACAACAGGAACCCGGTCAGCATACGGGGCCAACGCCGACATGCGGTGACGTCCTTCGTGACCCTCTACGGTGGGGAAGGTGCCCAACTCCAGGAGAGGATATTGACGCTCAGATGAGAACTTGTATGGGTCAAACCGTCCTGCCTCGTTTTGTATGTCCTGGGCCGTAGGGTATCCCCGGGCAGGGGTTGTGGCTGATACAAAGTTCTTGGGGTTGACGTAGGTCAGTCCTTGTTTGGCTTTGTCGTTCATGGAGTATCCGCTATCTCCAAGAAGTTGATTCAGTCTTTGCTCCCCCAATATGGGAAACCTTGCCTCGGCCACGTCAGAAGCCGATGATCCCGTACCCCTCCTGATCAGCAGGTCTTTGAGGGGAACAGGATAGTAGTCCCCAGGGTACTTGGCGGTGAGCTGAGCGTCGGTAAGGTTGGCTCTGGCCCTGGCCGCTTCAGCTTGAGCCTCTCCGGCCAGACGCCTGTAGGTTTCATAGGCAGCCTTCCCTCTGGCGTCGGCTGGGGCCATTCCGGCTGACTCAAACTCTGCGGCTATTGATCTTGCGGTTGGGGCGGTCTGGGGGTCGGCAAACATAGAGGCTACGTTGCCGCCCATAGGCCACCCTTCAGAGTATTGGACCCCATGTTGTTGTTCGTGGGTCAGAACCCCTTTTAGCTTGTTAAGGTTCTCAGCCGACGCATCTATGTTCCTGTTGTTTGGATAGTACGCCCCATAAGAATCGACCCCATTGCCTATTCTCGCTACTACCTTGGAGTCCCCCAACTCAGGGTATCCGCTATACAAATGGGTATGGGGGTACAGCTCTTTGGCCACTGCCCCAGACCCAGGTGTGTAACTATAGTCAGGGCGTCCTGGCATGGGAGTCCTCATGGCTCTACGGTCTATCGCCACACGGGCGTCAGAAATCTCCTGAACCGCAGGAACCCCAGGGTGTTCAGTGAAGGTACGGGTTCTGGTCCAAATCTCCCTGGGGTCAACCCCCTGCGCCTTCAGCCTCAGAGCTTCTTCCGCAGCGTCGGCCATCCAGGAGGGGTGCTTAGCCCCAATGAACGTGCCGGCAATGGCGGCCTTGCCGGCCAGACCTTTGGCGAGCGCGGCCAGCTTCATGCCCGCTCCGGGGGGAAGCCATTCCTCGGGGGTGACTTGGCCCAACCCCGGTTCCGGCTTCCCCGACCGGATGTCCCACTCGGGCTCGACGGGTGCGGGCGGGAGGTTCCGGAGTCTGGCCGGGGTTTGATTAACGGAGTCCGCGTTTAAACGGAATAGATCGAGGAGTCTGGGCATTACGCCGGCACCCACCTTCCTCCGACAGCCTTCAGGCGCTGGCCAGTGTGGGAATCCCTGACGGTTTTACCTTCATACTCTTTGGGGTCCGGCAAAGAGTCGAAGCTCGTTTTCCCGGCAGCCCTCGACGTGCTTGGGGTTACCGGTTTCGTTTCCGCCGGCGCAGGAACCGGAGAATCGGGAACCGAGTCGTCTATCATCTTGCCGTACACGCTGCGGTAATGGTTGGACAATCTTTGTTTGCTGGCTTCGGTGGCCCGGATGAGATTCCCAATTTCGGCCCTGGCTTGTGCCGCCGATTGGGATTTGTCCAGGTTCGCCAACTGGTTCTGCAGAATCTTGTGCTCGAACTCAGTCACCGCCCCCAGACCGCTGGACCCGTTCTTCCCTGCGGCCTTCAGGTCGTTGAGGGCTGTGAACCCGGACACATCCTGGAGTCGTTTGATGAGCGCCTTGGCGTTGGCCGCATCTCCCCCAGGATAGTTGGGGAAAACCCCCTTCAAGCCGTAGTTGCCCTCCAGCCCAGGATTGTTCAGTACTTGGCTAGCTACCCCCAACATGTTATCCAGGGAAGCTGTGGCGCTCTGTACTCCCAGAGTGTCGGCGTGGAAGGCGTTGACCACCTTCTCATCCGCCGCCCCGCCAGGGATGCGCTCCAGGTTTCCCTCATCGGTCCAGCGATAGTTTGGGGGAGCCTTGGGCTTGGCCTGGAGCTTCTGCTGCTTCAGGGCAATGTCCGCCTCTCCCTCGCGCAGAGCCTGCTGACCCTTAGCCGTAACCAAATCCTCCCTGGCCAGTTGGCGCTCCTTGCTCGTGTCCCTGCCCAGGTCAACCCGCTTGCCGCCGACCACGGCAGCCATGGGGTCATTCTTCAGGTAATGACCCTTCCCTTGCCCGAACACCTCTATGGGGCGGGTGTAGTCCAGGTCGGGAGAGGGGGCCGACCCGCCGCTGGAGAGGCGATATTCAGCCCCGGTGCGGGTGTTGCGGATCATGCCGGTCCCCCTGGGAACAGGAATGCTCGGGTTGTCAATGGGGTTCTGGGAAGGTTCCTTCCTGAAGGCGGAGGGGGCAGGGGCAGGAACAACCGGAATGGCGGGCTGTTCTACTACAGGAGGCTGGCCCGGCGGGGCCATCTGAGGAGCGAGTGTTCCCCATTCCCCAGACGCCCCGTTAGGAACGCGGCGATCCTCCACGTTCTGGGATTCCGGCCCCCATTCCCCGGTCGTCCCGTACGATTGACGGGGGTTCCATTCTCCGGTTGCCCCATACGGTTGACGGGGGTCCCATTCTCCGGTTGCTCCCTGAGGCCGTTGCAAACGTCTTGGGTTCTGCCGCATTCCCGGCATGACGTCGCCCATCTGTATGTTGAGTAGATCGGACAGATTCATATTTGCTCCTTACCAGGTAGAGGTTCTGGACTTCTCACCAGCGTTTATGCGCCCGGTGCCGATGGCGTTTTTGGCCGCAGAGTTTCTGGCGTTCATCAGGTTCTCGTCATAGCTGGTCAGAGCCTTCAAAGCGGTGCCGGCCTGATCTTGGTAGCCAGATTGTCTCAGCCCCAGCTCCTGATTGGCCGCGCCCATACGCCCCACGTTGTACTGGTTGCGCTGGCCTACCGCGCTGGACAGCCGGTTGAACTCGTTCCCATATTCCTGGGAAGCCGCTCCCTGTCCGTAGTCAGCCAGGGCCGCGAGGGTGTTGCCCGAGTTGAGCATGCCCTTGGACGCCGCCGACCGCTCCAGGGCCTGCTGTCCCTGGTTGAATCTGAACTTGTACGCGTTGGTATCGGCAATGGAGTCCGGGCTATTCATCAGCTGCATGAGCCGTTGCTCATACGGATTATCGTACTGTTGCGAACTGGCCCCGTAGTTGCTCATGACACTCTGGAAAGGACCGCCCAGGTACTGCTGAATCTGGGACAGGTAATCCCTGCCGCCGCCGACCTGTACCGGGGTGCTCAGCTGGGTAGCCTGCTTCTGTTCTTGCAATTGGGAGGCAACCATAGACGCTGGGAGGGTCTGACTGACCCCATTGTACATGCGGGTATAGTTGCCCCGACCGTCCGGCCTCCACCCAGCCGCTGCCGCGTCAGAATCCAGCGTGGGATATTGCTCCCTCAGCCGGTAGTACGCGATGTCATCGTCCATGCTACCGGACATGCCCCCGCCGATCATCGGCGCATTGTCAAACAAGGTGGCTCCCATGTTGCTCTCCTAGTCAAGCTCAAGGGCGGCCAGCTGAACCGGAAGCGCCCCTATGTGGATCAACTCAAACGCTCTGCGCCGATACTTGCCGCACCGGCGCAGCCTTGACTGCGGGTCCGACAGGTTTATTCTACGCCCTTTATTGTATGAAGTATAGTCGTCGTCCGACCACCTCAACATAGCCCCGCCCCCCTGTTTCAGACCTACTACCCTCAGCTGGCCCAGGGTCTTCCATTCCTCGTTGCCGTCGTCCACCTTGGGGGTGCGTATCACCAGCTTGATGGGGGCGCCGGAATCGTCATAGGCAGAATCACTGATCTCGCACAATGCCCCAGTGGTTTCGTGGAGCACCAAGTCCCTGCCTGCTGCGTTCACGTATCGTGTGTACTTGAAGTACGACTCAGTATATCCTGTGGCGGTGATGGCTCCGGTAGCCGGGGTGGCGGTCGCAGACGGCACCTCATAGGTGAACGAGTTGGCGTCCACTCTGTTGATCTGGACCAGCCCATTATACGCCGAGGGGGTTGCTCCTGAGATCGTTACAGGGTCGCAATCGGAGAAGCCGTGGGCGGTACAGGACACGGTAGCCAGTCCGCCAGTCTGGGAGATCGTGCAAGATTTGGGGGCTTGGGCCGTCAAGCTGGTCCACTGAGCCCATGAGTTGCTGGTGGCATCATAGGCCAGGGTGAGTCCGACCGTCTTCAGTCCCAGGACATAGAACGAATGGCCGGCAATCTTGACCCCGTAGGAGTATACAGAGGACATACCATCGGCGGCGAGGATTCTATCAATGTCAGGGTTGCTAACCTTCTCCTGCTGCAGCTCCTTCATGCGATACACGCCGGGACCGCGCTGGCGGGCCTTGGCTACCCAATAGACTGTCTCGTCCAAGGACGCCACGGAGTCGCCTGAGGCGCACCCGATCAGGGTGAACGCACTGAGAACGGGGGAGAGGGGGGAGCCTGGAGAGTTGCCGGCGTTGTAGAAGAACTCCGTACTCCACTCTTTCAAGGCAACCACGTAATTCTGAGACTTGGTAATCGCCACTCCAGCCCCTGGCTCGATTGCCGCCGTGATGAAGTCCAGAGCGTTCCAGGACAGGGGGTCGTTCAACCCGCTGTTGTAGATTACCCCGTTGGCGTCCATGACGAAGAAGTAGCCGTCCAGATATACCACTCCCGGCACCGTAGTCCTGCCGCCCTTTACGGTGATGATGCCCGTAGCAGGGGTGGCCGGGGTGCCCGTAACCGCATAGGTGAAGTGGGTGGAGTTCGTCACGGCAATGGTGAACGTGCCATTGTACTCGGTTTGAACCGCCCCAGCGACGGTGACGCTGGCCCCCGATTGCCAATTCACAGCTGAGGACAGGGTAACGGTTGCCGTGGAGCCTGACCGCGTAATCGAAGTTGGAGTGACGCTGCTCCACCCAGGGTAATCTGTGTCAGTGACTTTTGTTAGCACGTTGGCCTCGAACGAAAATGCGTCATACGCTGATTTGAAGAAGATGCCGTATATGCTCTGCTGAGCTACATATTGCATCATGTCGAACGGTTGACCAGCCACGGTGACGGCGAGAGTGGTCATACGGGCAAGAAGTGTTTGATGGATATACTGCCGGTGGCCGGAGAAGCTGCAGGAGTCCCCGACATGGTGTAGTATACGTAGAACGGATAGGCGTTAGCCATATCAGGGAAAGTGTCCAGAGCAATAAGGCTGAGGTCGAATTCAAACGTCCCGTTGTACTCAGGCTGGATCGCCCCGGACACCTCTATGTGTCGTGAAAGCAGGAGAGTTTGGGACCCAGCATATGAGGTGAGGTCGGACAGGAGGATTCGGGCCACGTTTCCTGTGGAAGATATTGTAACGCCGGTTGACGTTCTCTGGGAATACACCAGTGCCCCGGTGCCTCCGAATCCAAGAACAGTGGAGGCCGCAGGAACCTCAGACGTAACGTACCCAGCCAGCCAGTTCCTGCCGGTAGCGTACCCGTAGGTGTAGTCGGTGCACGACCCGTCACTGGCCAACCCTGTGGGAATGATCCTATACACGGTTGCTGCGTAGTGCGGGGGAGTACCCCAAGCATCGTTGTCCCACCAAATGACCCCGCCAGCCGCTATTACATCCGCCTGCAGCTTTTTGATGGTTGCTGCATCCGACGCCGCCACCGGCCCCTGGAACTGAGACTGAATCCACGGGGAGGTGGTAGAGTCATTCATGACTATGTTGGTGCCGCTCCCAGGGTCTATGTACACGAACGATATGGCCCTACCCGATCCTGGTGGGGTGGCGCTCCAATAGTCGTCTCCAGGGCCAGGGGCGGTGGGAGGGTTATCTATCATAGCATAGTACCCATCCACATAGCTGCCTATAACTACGGTTATAGGAGCTGGAGTGCCGGTGTATGCGCTCTGCTCAAACTTGTCTCCGTATATTACATATAACAACCCGTTGAGGCCCAGCATTCCCTGTCCGGTTGTATAGCTATATCCAGTGTCTAGTAGTCCCGGTCGGTTCAACACTACTAGCCCTGAGGACTTCTCCTCCCTCAACCCGTTGACCATCCTCGCATCCTTTGATGCGCTGGACAGCCGTGCCGCGAAGTCGGTGGGGAGTGGAACCCTCATGTCAGGACCCAGGCCTCTTTGGACGTCTTCAGGAACAGGGCTTTGTCGTTGGCCGCCTGCCCCTTTGTCACGCTGGTAAAGTCCAGCGACCCATACAGGGGCGAAAGCGCCGTGGTGGAGTCGGTGGCGAACGGGGAAACCGTGTTGACCTTGAGGGAGTCGCCAATCACCGTAACCGCTTTGCTATTGAACTCCGCCAAGAGCTGAGACGTGCCGGACGTAACCGACCCGACGCTGGTGCTGCCGGGGCGCTTGATGACTCCGGCCTGATCCCCTGCAGCCTCCAGGATTCCGTTGACGGTCCTGGAGTCCTTGGTATTGTTCCCCGCCCGAGTCTCCAGCGGAGAAGCCAGCGATACTCTGGGCATTAGTAACCCCCCAGGAAGCCAGCGATGCCGATAGACTGGCCCCCGGTCAGGGCGGTGTCGAAGTTGGATACCGGTTGCTGACGGTTGGCCGCCTGTATGTCGCCCAGCTCCTCCCTGGCGGTTTCCTTGACCTCAGCCGGGACCGACAACTTGAACTCAGACGCCAACTCGCAGGCCAGCTGATATCGGAGCCACTTGGCGTACCCCGGAGGGTAGGCAATGCTCGACGACAGCGTGGACAGGGGGGAGAACTGCATGTTCACGCTCAGCGTGATCGTCATCGCAGCGGAGGGGATAGGCCAAATGTTGATGATACCCAGCGGATACTCGGCCACGTAGTACAGTGAGTTGGGGATGGGGGCCTGGAAGCTCTTGAGGGTGATTGCGTTCCACTGCTGCTGATTGAGCAGACGCAGGGGGAAGTCCAGTGTGTTGTAGTTGACGAAGGCGTATTCAATCCCCACAGGACGAGTGGCGATGAAGTTGGCCGCCGCAGGACCGATGGTGTAGGACTGTTGGCCCCCAACCAGGCTAAACGCGCTGTTGGAGTTGGCGAACACCACCAGACCCTTGTTATTGCAGGAGTCCAGAAGGTCGTTTAGAACCACCAGGGCGTCATTCTGCTCGTCCGTGGTGGGGGTCTCGCCAGAAGCCACCGCCCCCAGCAATCGCATGGAGTTGGTGATAAGCTGAAGTGCGGTTATGGCCATGTTACGGCTCCTTGATGGACCACCAAACTATGAACGCCAGCAGGGCCGAGAACCCCAGGAAGTACGTGTAGGTCATACCAGCAGGGGGTCCAGAGCCGCCGCAGCGACGAAGATGGCGTTCCACTGCGTGGGCGTCGGCACAGGGGTCAAGTTGGTGCGCAGGTTGCTGGAGAACGGGTTGTCCCGGTCGATGACGTTGGTGTGTTTCCAGAATCGCTGGCGCTTGGCGGTGAGCAGGGCCACGGAAGCGTCGATCTGGGTCTCCGTCCAGCCGGCGTCGGCGCAGGCCTGGATCAACTGCCACTTGGTGACGGTCGGACGGGGGTCAGTGATCATGTCGGCATCGGTGCGGGCTTCCCACGGAGTGCCGTTCTTGTCAAATACCCACGAAACCTGACCTCCCGTTGCCTCCGCGGCTGCTTTGGTAGAAAATCGTTGAATGGCCATGATGCGATGTCCCGATCAGAAAATAACCAGCTTGGGAGAGGATACGACCGCAATAAAGTCAGCTGCCGCAGATACGTTAAGTTGTATCAAAACAGTAAGTTCCTTATTGAAACTCGCCCCCAAGGTGAATATTGCGCCGCTACCGGTATTGCCTCCGCTCACCAAAGAACCTACCAACAAACCGGAGTCGGTTGGGGTAAGCTCCCATTCTTTGACGCCACAGTTGTATGTGGTGCCGGAATGTGCGGGGGCTATGCCTGAGACCCCCAAAAACGGTCGTATCGTCTTGGTGGCCGCAGTATTTGATGAGGCAACCGGTGCAGAAAGCCTAAGACTAACGTCCTCAACCAGAGTATTGGCGGGGATGGTCAAACCCGACGGGAGGTTGGTGGCTGTAGTATACGCCGCAGCAGCGTTAATGCTTTGGCTGACAAAGTCTGCCCCTGGGGCGGTGAACGTCAGCGTGTTGGCGTCGGGTATCGCTGAAATGGAATCGTACCACCCTGCAACGAGATCGGCAGACCCCGGATAGAAGAACCTGTATCCAGCATAGGTTGCCCCTGTGAGAATCCCGTGACCCGCAGCCGTCACCGTTACAAGGCCGTTAGACCTTGTAGCCGTGGAGTTGGCGACCAGAGAAGCTAGCAGACTCCTACGAAAGCCTACAATTCTGATGGACCTCAAAAACATACCGTCGTTGGGGGTGTTGTCGTCATCGAATACCGACGGGTCAGCCACCGACGCAAACCCGGCTTGCCACAAAGATTTGGCCCTGTCGTAATCCAGAGAGTACGAACTGCCGGCCACCAACGGAATGCCGTAGTCGTCGCACCGCCCGTTCTGGAGAATTGTTACAGTTACGTTTGACATGAAACTCTCCTAGGTTGAGACAGGGGTTTCCCCCTGCCCCGTTACGGTTACGTGTACAGCTGGCAGACGCAGCCCTGAGCCGTGGTGAACGTCGTCGGGACCGTCACCGTTGCCGGGACCGTGCCGAACGTGCCGGCAACCGCCCCAGTAAGGGTGTTGACTCCGTTGGCCGACACGAACTTGTTGCTGGTAGCCGTGGTACCGTTGCTCTGGACCCCGCAGAAGTATCGCCCTGGGGCCAGCGTGACCGGAACCAAGAAGTCACGGTTCTGGAACGTGGAGGCACCCGCCGACAACGTGCCGGCAACCGCCGAGTTGGCCAACAGTTTGCCGTCGCTACCGTACAGGGCGACCAGCATGTTGTCCGTACCGACCACGGTGCCGTTGAGGACCGCCAGCCCCTTCCACGTGTTCCAGCGCGGAACGAAGATTTCCGACAGGTTCATGGTACCGGCAACGTGGACAGACGACGCGCCCGCTGCGGTGAGTGCCGCCGTACCCAACGGCATGTTGGGCAGGATCGACGGACCTTGAAGCGCCACCGGGGTGCCCTGGCCGCCCTGCGTGATAAGCGCAATGTTGCCGTTCTGGTTGATGAACTGGTCGGGACCGCCCACGAGGCTGGGGACGGAAGTGACCAAGGAAGCGGTTGCCAGGCCCTGAGCGATGAGGCTTTGCTCGGTGGCGTCCGGGAAAGTGACGATCGCGCCTGCGGCAAAACCGCCGTATGCACGAAGGAGTGTAACAGCCATGGTAGTGTCCTTTCTTGGCTTGGCGGTCGTTAGACGGTGTAGTACTTGACGGACAATTCGGGGTACGTGGCCGCCCAACCGAATAGGACGTCCAGACGCATGATGCTGTTGTCGTTCACGCCGTCGTAGAACTCCGTCACCTTGATGGTGTAGCCCTTGTAGGTTTCCTGGGCAACGTCGATGACGCCCTTGCCGCCCGGAGGTGCCCACATCGGAACCATGGCCAGCGTGAACGCATCCTTGTGAAACGCCGTGTTGCACTGGTAGCTGGTTGAGGCGGCACCTACGATGATGAACGGTTGGCCCGTGGTCGGGCTAGCCGTGACGTTCTGGAATGCGCCAGACGTGACGATGGCCGGGCTGATCGGGATGGAGGTGGCGTTTTGGGCCACATCCGCCGTAACTACGAACTGAGCCAGGACGCCGGTGCTGGTGCGCGATTGCGGGTTGACCGCGAACACGCCGGGGAGGGTGATGACCGTGCCACGAGTCAGAGTGCCGCCGCCGACAGCCGCCACAGTGATCGTAGAGCCGGTTTGGTTTGCGCCGTTGATGTTGCTAGCGGTCGCCGCACCGTTGGTATGGGTGTCGACGTTCTGGTCCATGGCGTAAGCCAGACCCAGACTGTCTACCATCAGGCCGCTACCGAACTGCTTGCCGATCGTTGCTTGAGCATTGAACAGGCCGGCGAAGCCCTGGATGGCCGCGCTGTTGAGTCCCGGACCCATGACAAATCCGCGCTGCTTGTCGCGAGCCGCGCCCATCTCATCGAGACGCCGATTGCAGTCGGTGATCGCCGCGAGGGCCAACGCTTGGGTGGTCGGAAGTGCGCCGGTGGGATTGAGGGCGTTGAACGTGTTGTAGTGGGCCAGTTGAAGTCCCTGCCGGTCGATTTCGTTCGCAACCGTCGCCATGGCCGCCTGCAACTTGTCCTCCAGCTTGGTCAAGCTCAACGTGCGCTCGATCGAAGTGAAGTTCAGGTCCGTACCGCCCTGGCTGAGAGTCAGCGGGACCGTGGATTCGACGGTGGCCTGCGGCACCGCGACCCGGCCTGCCCGGTAGGTGTAGCGCGGCGGCTTTTTGATGTTGATCGTCTGGCCGGGGGCATAGCCGCGAGTCATGTTGCCGGTGAACTCGTCTTCCCAGTCGTGGTTGACCATGGTGCTGAAGGACAGTATGTTCTCCAAGATAGCCAAGGATTCCCTGGCGACGATAGAGCAGGTAATAAGTGTGTTGCTCATTGCGTTTCCTTATGAAATGAAAGTTATCGCGCCCAACGTGCGCCTTGTTTGGCCCGCATGGCTCGGTACTGTTCATGGCTCATCTTCGCCGGGTCACCCGGAATGGTGGCAGATGACCGAGTAGTTTTGGCCGGAGCCGGTGGAGCAGTGCGGGTAGTTCCAGGTGAGGACTTTTCAAGCGCAGCCTCGATGCGACCAATTTCACGTGCAGCAGCCAGCGGGCTGAGTCGATTCAGCTTCTCCGCAAGTGCCGGGTTCTTCGCAAGATGATACGCGACTTCCGGCCCACGGTCGGAAGTCAGGATGGCGTCGGTGACGTAGGGGGCAACAACCGTGTCGGCCCCTCCCATCACCTCGTCATAATCGGGTATTTCTTTTCGCACCGCCTCCTGCTTGCCCGCCCAGCCCCTGGCCAACTCCATGGCCTCGGCTTGCTGCCGCTCTTGGGCGGTAGTGGTGCGTTGGTGTTGCACTACTTCGGCGATCTTCTGGCTGGTCTTCCAGTCGGTCAGAGCTTCAACATAGGTTTCATAGTCAGTAAAGTCCGCAAGGTTGGGTTTAGCTGCCGGCTCGACAGGAGCCTGCTCGGGTACGGTTTGAGCCTGCGGGGTTCTACCCTCCGCAATGCCCTTCCAATAAGCGGCGACGCGCTCAGCCTCATACTTTGCCCTCGTGATCTCGTTGATGCGTTGTTGAGCAGACTTCTTGCCCTTTTGCGGTTCAGGCTCGTGTCCTTCTTCGACCTGCTCCGGCTCCTGGGTCTCGGGTTCCTGTGCTTCCGGCTCCTGGGTCTCGGGTTCTTGTACTTCAGGCAGTTCTACTTCTTCATTCATGGTATTCTCCACGGGGCCTATTGCGCTTGTTGTCCCTGCGGGCCAGCAGAGGAAGCGGGGGATGAATCGTTTTCCTGCATGTCTTGCGCTACGTCAGCTGACAGGGCCGGAGGGGGCTGCATGGCCTGAAGCATCATGGCAATCCAGCCTTTTAGCTCCTCGACGTCCATCTTGCCGGAGTTGTTCATCTTGGCGATTTCGATCTCTTTCCGCGCCTTGATGAGCTCCAATTGCGTGCCGTTCTGGGCCTCCTGAAGCTGCTGCTCCAGTTCCTGGATGTGGTTGGCCGCTTGGTCCATGACCTGCTTGACTTCCGGAGGAAGCTGTTGCCCCTGGCCATCTTCGGCGAGCAACTCGGGGGGAATCGCCTTCCTAATCCGATCCGCGATCTTCGATGCCCCGGGCCAGTCCATGGATTTCACAACTTCATCACCGGCCACGTCCATCAACTTGGGCCAATTGCCGCTGAGTTCCATCATTGCCGCCCTGGATTCGTCCCTCAAAGACGAGAAGCTTGGGCCAGATTGAACGATGACGTCATATTTGCCGACAGTAACGTCATTGATAACCTGTTGGACCGCCTGAATGGTGCCCTGTTCGTCCTGGGTAAGTTGCGGCGGTGCCGGTTGATTGATCTTGGCGTGACCGATCTTGTCGTCCTTGCCAATAACCCTGACGATCCTCGGTCCGGAATACACCCTGGGAATCATGTTGACCAAACACTTACCGGCGTGACGGACGGTTCTGCTGAGATTGTCGATGTAGTGGAAGTTGGACAGATCGCCCTGTTTCTTGCGGGAGTTGATAGCCAACCCGCTGGTTTCGTTCCCTCTGGCCCCCAAGGAGGCGTCGTAAATGCCCGTGACAGCCTTGATCTCGTCAGATGCATGCATGGCCATCTGTAGGACGCCCTGAGGAACGTCGGCCATCGGTTGACGCTGCGGAGGCGGAGCCAGCACACCGTTAACGGTCTTGGGTTTGTATTCCAAATAGGAGAACGTCCTTACATTAGCCTGACGCCACTCTTCCTCGTGACCGGCAAACTGCCCCTCGGCCCCGATGTAAGGGGTCTTGGGTCGCATGCTGACTTCCTCAGTCGCCGACGTCATCCAGAAGTCATACATCATCGCGGAGTCTTTGGAATCTCTGATGATGCCGGAGTAAGTCACCTTACCATCGATATCCAACTCGGTGCCGATCACCAAGAACACTGGAATGAAGTCGCAAGGGATTTCGGTAGTTTCCAGGACGTCGGTAAGACGTGGTTCGTACTTGATGGGGTTGGCTTTGCCCGGAACTTTGTCGTCAAACCCAGCCAGCTTCCTCCACATGACTTTGCGCTTGAACGACGGTCGCTCTTGGACTATCGACACACCGGGAGGCAACTCCACCAGATCACTCTTGAACCCAATCTCGCCGTTGGATAGCTTGATCAGGGTATCGGGGTGCTCCTCGATGCTGTAGTACTCGAGGATGATTACCTCTTTCTCGTCATCATCGTCGATCGCGCTGAGAGTAGCCGCCTCAGACTTGGGATACTCCTGCTTCAGCTCTCTGCGAGTCATGGTGGACTCGACGAAACAGTACCGCATGTCGCTGCCGTCCGGGCTTTTCGACGACGGGTCGATGTGCACCGAGAACACGTTCCTGATGCGATCGAATTTGATCACCTGATCGAACGAATCAGGGGCCTCATAATCCGTGATGAACCGGAAATACCCGAATCCCACCGCCGCCGCTGAATGGACCGACGTATCGTAGCAGATATCGGCCTGACTGGCGTACTCGATGTGACGAATCATCCCCTCCAGCACTTCGGCCATCTTGGGGTCTGCCGCGTCATCAACAGGATGGACATGAACACTCGGTCGATTCTGGCGCTGATCGTTGGTAATCTGACGCAAGAACGCCGGGTGCTTGTTGATCGTCAGACAGGGACGCTTCTCGACGGTACGTTGTCTCTTGGAGTCCGCCGGCCAATGCTCCCCCTTGAGGAACTTCAAATCCTCGCGAGCGTCATTGAAATTGTCGTTCTCGGCAGTCCGACATATTCCCAAGCGTTTCTCGGCCTGCTTGATGATGTCGTCGTCTTCGTTGGTCATCGTTCAGGGGCCTGTAATTGCAACAATTTGTTCAGGGCGATGCCGCCTCCCGTCCCCCCGGCAATCATGCCAAGGAGACGAGGATCAGCATAGCCCAGGAGATCGGAACTGCCTCGCTTGGCGGGGTCGAAGGCCGCGAACCGGGACCGGATGTTTTCGGGGGGAACGGCATGGCTCAGCGATCCGTAGTGCTCATATTCGTTGTGGTACGGAATATTGGAATTGTTCGCGAACAGCTCGTTCCTCATTTTGAGGATTTTGCTTTTGGGCGGAATGGAATCGCTCTTCATCCCGAACATGGATTCCGGGATCGTCGAGAATTCCCCGTCCGTCATCGGGAATCCGGAGGGTTTGTAAGGGGCGTTGTTCTTGAACAAGACCGGGTACGTGGCCCCTACAACATCGTCGTCATCTAGATATTCATTAAGTCCAGAAAATCTATCGAGCGCCGCGTCCTTGGTTCCTACATGGGTTGCCAAGAAATCGGACGGAACGTTACCGTACTCGTTGATGGCCGTCTTGACCCCCAGGGGGTGTTTCAATGGGTCCAGTTCCCCCACTTCGTTCTCGGCCCGACTGTAATGATACCCCTCGCCGTTGAACTCCATGGCAGAGGCCCTCTCCTGCGCCGTGTTGTCCGGTCGAAGGCCCAGACCGCCCTCGGACACCGGTTTTGCGGCGTTGCGTTGGGCTGTCAGGAATGCCGTTGCCCTCTCCGCAGGATCGTGAGACAGCCCCGACCTTGCCGCCGATTTCATCGCGCCCGCCAGGACGACCCCCTTGCCCATAAGGGCAGCTAGCTTTGTCCCCATTCCTGGCGGGAGCCATTCCTCGGGAGTAACTTGACCCAATCCGGGCTCAGGAAGACCGGAGCGGATGTCCCATTCCGGCTCGCGGGGAGGAGGCGGGAGATTTCTCATCCGCTGAGGGGTGGTGTTCAGGGCCTCGGAAGTCACTCCGAAAAGGTCGCGAAGGGACGGCATCTCAGTTCACCGTCCTGGTCACTGCCCTTGGCAGTCTGACCATCAGGATGGGATCATCCTGAAACTTCAGGAAACCGAATTTGGAGTACCACTTCTCGAGGCTTTCCGTGTCAGCCTGAAGAACCAGAGCACCGCCGATATCATCAAAATCGTTACAAACCTGTTGAATGATCGCATTCCCAAGCCCCTTTCCGCGTTCCTTCGGATCGACGAACACGGAGCTTATCTCAGCCACCATGCCCTGAATTGCCACAGGAAGCGCCCTGCACTTTCCAACTACCAGGGAGGCCCCACCCATGTTCAACAGGAACTCTCTTTCAGTTTTCATGACATCCAAGCGTGACCTCCGGGCCGAACGGCACTGCCTTCCTCATCTTCGTCCTTTTTGAACGGCTCGGTAATCATGATTTCCGACGCGCCCATGGACAAATACCGGGTGCAGTCCATCAAGTGATCGTTGACCTTTACCACCTGCCCTTTTTCATCCCTTCGGTACAACCTGAACTCCGCCAGCCAGTTCGACAGGCTCTTGAAGATTTTCATCTTGCCATATGACAACCTCTGCCATACGTTGTAGATTCCCGCTTCCTTGGCGTTGATTGCCGTGGTCAGGGGTAGGCCCAGGTCGACATATTGCTGCATGAGCTGCTCGCCATCCCTCTGAGACCTTCCCCGTGCAGCGGGGTCGATGCAACCAGGAATCCATTTCCCGCGCCCCTTGATGGCTTCGGCGTGCACAGACGGTTCGGCGTGCGATCGGTAATGCTCGCTGTACATGTACAAAATGTCGGAATCCCTGTCGTGGGCTCCCCAGATAGCTGCTGTCCTATTCCAGCCAACGTCTAGGGCAAACCCTCTTGGCCAATGCTTTGGTATTTGAAAGTCGGGAACGACAATTTCGCTTTCCGGAACCGGGTAAATGGCCCCAGACCCCAACTGTGGGATTCCCCTGGCCCGAGAATCCCTCTGGAATGGCGGGATGGAGTCCAGAAGTTGTTTCTTGGCCGATTCGGACAGATGGGGGACGTCATCCCAACTGGCCATAACGGAAAACTTCGAGGATGATTC